GCGGTGGCGGCGGCGGTGGCGGTCGTTTAGATAATACAAATGGTGGTCAAGCAGGTGGAAGTGGAGTTGTAGTTATTAAATATCAATTCCAAGGAAGTTAATTATGGCTAATTTTGCAGAATTAAATTCAGATAACGTTGTTTTAAATATGGAAGTAATTGATGATGCTAATTGTTCAATAGATGGTGTTGTTAATGAAGCTAAAGGAGCAGAATTTTTAAATAAGATACATGGTAAAAGTTCTACATGGAAATTATTTGAACCACATATGTTAGGTAATGTAAATATGCAGGGAGGTAATGTATTTAGAAAAAATGCTGCAGTTATTGGCGGAACATATGATTCTACTAGAGATGCTTTTATAGATGTTAAGCCTTTTAACTCTTGGAGTTTAGATGAAACTACTTGTTTATGGAAAGCACCTGTGGATGAACCACCTTTTGAAAAACAACTCTACAATAGTGGCACAGCTAAATATCTTATTTATTGGGATGAAGATAATTCAAGATGGTTAGCGACAGGATCATCTGATCAAAAAACGTATATTTGGAATACAGATACTGAAACTTTTAGCTTACTTACTTAAAAGTATAAATAATAACAATTTTTTCTCCTTTTTTTGGAAAAAAACCAGCGTGTGGAAGACTGTCAAAACAAACACCTTTATATTTAATCGGTATTATTTTTTTTAAAATTTTGTTTTTAGATTCATCATATATAACAGTGAAAGCATCTTTGACTGTATTTAAATAAACTAATAATTGTTTATGTGGAAATTCATGATCTAAATGAATTGGAGAACATTTTGAATTATTTTTATAAGAAAAATTTACAGCTATTCTTAATACTTCTTTATATTTAATATTATTTTTTTCAGTAAATTCATTTAATATATTAATAAAATAAGAGTAATAAGGAGAATTAATTCCATTTGTGTTTTGTCTTTCTTCTATTCTATTTAAAACAACATGTGACATAAAACTATTGTTATCTTTGCCAACAGTATTTTTACTTAGAAAAAAAGGAAAATTATTTCCTAATACAATTGATTCTATAAAATATATATTATCTTTCGTTAAAAAATTGTTATCTTCAATTAGATTCATTATATTATTTGACTAGAATTTTTAGATAACAACTCTAATACTTCTTTATGATATTGAGCAGATTTTATTTTTTGGTTACTGGATTCAATATAGGATTTTAAATCATTAATCTCATAATATTTATTGGAAGTTTTATCTATAAGTTTGATCCCCTCTGCTACTTTTAAATAACTTTCAAAACAAAATACTCTGTTTTCTGATGAATATAAATTTGCCATGTCAAAATGGGTAAAGTTGTTTTTTATTCTATTCAAAATAATTTTAATTTTTTCTGGTGTTTTAGTAATTTTATCAAATGATTTCCAAAAAGAATTATCTTTTCTTTTTGTTAGATAATGAAAATGTAAAAAATCTACTATTTCGTCAAATCTATTATTTATTAAATTATTATATGCGCTTATATCGTATTTGTTTAATGTATATAAACTGGGCACAAAATGAAGAAGTGATTCTAATTGAAAAATAGTTAAATAAATAGATGTAGCTTCTAAAGGTTCTGTGAAAGAATAAGATAATCCAACAGATATACAATTATTTATCCAAGCGTTTTCTAGTCTCCCAGCTTCAAAACTTATGGGTTTGTTAAATTTTATGATTTGATTCTTAAAAAGATTTTTTATTTCTTTTATCGCATCTTCATCAGAAACAAAGTTTGAATCAAATACATAACCAGCCCCTATTCTATGTTGTAAAGGAATTTTCCAAAGCCAACCATATTTCATACATATTGCTTGTGTGTAAGGCTTTATTTGTTTTTCAGTTTCTAAAAAAAAGGGCACAGCTCTTTTCATAGGAAGATGTTCGCTAGAGGATTTAAATTTATTTTTTTGTTTTTTACCGTTAATTAATCTAGCAAAACCTGTGCAGTCAAATACAAAATCACATTTATATGACATACCATTAGTTAATTTTATTTCCGATATTTTGTTTTTGACAAAAAAACAATCTTTGTATTCACCAATTATGATTGCACCACCTCTTTGTTTAAAAATATTTTCTAAATAATCTGCTAAAAGTCTAGCATCAAAATGTAAAGCAAATCTGCAATTATGTAAGTCTACTTTATTTTCATATGCTAGTTTTGAAACATATGTATAATCTTTAAAAGGCTTTTTATTATTTAATAAATGTTTTAATAAAAACCCATAAGTGTTTTTTTGAAAAATGTTTTTGATATTAAATGTAGTGTCTTCAGCAAAAGAATGAAAATATTTATCATTATCGTTATTCCAATTTTCAAAACTTATTCCATGTTTAATTGTTCCTTTTGTTTCTGACATGAGTTTTAAAGGGTGTATATCTAAAAAAGATAAGAAAGTATTTATATTAGGAACTGATCCTTCACCTGCTCCAATGATGCCTATCTTATCACTTTTTATTAATGTAATTTTAGATTCTGTAAAAACTCTTTGACAAAAAAGTGCTGTTAACATTCCCGCAGTACCACCACCTATTATCGTAATATTTTCCATATTTTATATTAAAGCTTTTTCACTATCTCCTGATCTAATAAATATTTTACTGTCGGTTTCTTTTTCTGAAAAAAGACAATCAGTTAAAACACAATACATGTTTGAATTTGTTTCATTATGTAATTCTGATTCCTTAATAACTTGTAAAGCTCCCTCTTTTAAACCAAAAGATTTTTTAATAATAAATAAAATATTGCCTGGTGTAATTGTAATTTTAGTTTTTTTGTTAATTTTTAAAAAAGTTTGTTTGTCATAAAAAACTTCAACACCGGGGTGATTAGACTTTTCATATTTCTTTGATTTTAAAAAAATAAATTTTTCATTTAAATCATTCATTGTCTTTTAAATTCTACCGGTAGTCCTAAGAAAGGTCTAGTATCAAAAAGATTAGGTTCTTCAAGTGCACCATGAGTGCTATTATAATGTAAAAAAACCTGACAACAATCTTTGCCTTCAAAGTTTTCTCTCCAATGTTCTAAATCACAACCACTATAGGCAAGCATATCTCCTGGTTTTAATATAATTTTTTTACCCTCTTTTCCCTGATTCCCTGTTGGATCTAAATAAATAGGCCATTCATCACCCCCTAAATTAAGAGTGCAAGAAATCTCACAAGAAGATCTATCTTTATGTCTATGCAGTTCATCACCAAACTTATATATTCTAGCATAACTATAGGTTGGTATGAGATTTAAATTAGTAACTTTCATCATTTTTGGTAAAACTCTTTCAAGTAATGTTTCCATAACCAAGTCTGCATAATGACTATATGTATTTGGCACTTGTTGATCTTTCCACGTTCCCCATGTCGTATCAAATGGAGAAATAAATTTATTATCGTGTAAATGCTGAGCTACTTTTCTTTTGTTACTAAAATACATATAACAAAAATTTGCTAGTTCATTTGATATAGCTTTTTTAACTACCTCGTATTTATTTTTTGTAAAACTCATATAACCTCTTATTTAAAAATATTTCCTTTATTCCAACACACCAGTGAGTATCTTGTTCCTTTCGTTACTGGAACAACCCTATGCCAAACAAAAGAAGGAAAAAAAATCATAGTTCCTTTTCGTTTAAGATTAATATTTACTATTTGATTTCCTTTTGGATTAGGTAAACAAATTTCAAAATTACCTCCTTCATATTCACTATCATCAACTAAAATTAAACTAGCTGATATTTTTCTTATTAAAACATCTCCCGTTTGCCTTTTTGTTCCTGAATCTGTGTGCCAACCATAGTGCTGTTTTTGTGAACCCTCATATTTAGTAAATTGAAAATCCTCTGTCATACTCCATTCAAAATTCCAACCGGCTTGAAAATTTACCTGATGAATAATAGGATGTATCTCTCTGTACATCCATTTGTCCCTCATCCATATAACTTTAGAGTTCCTTGTTTTTTCAAGATCTTTCTTTTGATTTAACGTCATATTATTTGGGTCATATCCCCATGTCGTTCCTATTTGCTCTTTAAGGTGTTTTCCGTATTCAAGAACATGATCACAAAATCTATCGGTAACTGCGTTTTCTAAAATAAAATAATTATTTTCTAAATTCATTATTTTTTCTGCCCCTTTCATAACATGAATAATTCGTCAAGAAAACAATTATAAAAAGATTACTTGAAATATCATACACACATGTTTAAATTATATCTCACCCAAAAATTACAAATCAAGGAGATATTATGCAAAACGATGAATTAAATAAAGCTATTGCTTACCTTGCAGATAAGGTGAGCAAATACCATGAACGTCTATTAGCTATGGAAAGAGACGTTGAAAGACACATTAAAAACACAGAGCAGCATTGTTGTGATGACTGTGATTGTAAAAAATCTTAAGACTTAGGAGTCTCTCCCAACATATCTTTTAATGATGGCGCAAATACTTTTACATCTCGCTTTATTTTTTCAGCAGTTGTAGAAGTGTTTGGATCATCTATGTCAGCTTGAGCTGCTTCTTCTGATTCATACTCTTCGCCAGTATCAATGTTTGTAATGGTAGTTTCTGTTTTTACGTTGTACTTAGGAACTACTCTACCATCTTCTAATGTGACAGTCCCTATTTTTTCGGCATTTTTAACTATCGGCATCGTCTTTTTTCCAATCTATGTTAAAACTTAATATTACTCTATCTTTATTTGATAGATTACTCATGACTTCATGTTGTAACCATGATGGGAAAAAAATCAAGTTATTTTCTTCTGGCACCAAAGAAACGCTGTGAGCAAGGTGTATATTAGGGTTGTTGTTTTTCGGGGCATCTAATATTTCAGATTGCGGTTTAGGCTCTAGAAACACGATTTCTCCGCTTTTAGGAGGCACTTTCATGTAGTATACTCCTGACATGAAACTATGTGGATGAGTATGCACATTATTTCTAGATCCTGGTGGATTGATTATGCCCCACAAACTTTGTAAAACTGGATAACATTTTTCATTAATACTCATATGATTAAAGGCTTCTTGTGCATATCTTACTATATCAGCGTTTATATTTTTAAACTCTTCATAAATAAAAAGATTATCGTGACTATGCCATCCACCTACATTTGATTTTGGGTCTCCCTTTTCGTCTTTTGATTTTAAATTATAAAGTTTTTCAATCATCGCTGTGTTGTCCATGTCGATTGTTAATTTAAACACAGGGGTGATGAATAATGAAAATAATTCCATGTTTCTCCTTTTTCTATAATTGACCTTTTGTAACCTCCATAAAGCTTACAATTATGTGAACTTGGTTAGCAGCATTTGCTTGTGCTTTTAGTACATCAGACTCTTGTAACACAAGAGGTTGAGATAATAATTCTGTAGTAGTATTTGTAGCAACACTTTTAGCTTTAAACAATTCAAATGTTGCAGATGATCTTAACACTTCTAAATCAACTAATGTTGTGCTTCCTGAATCATTACAAATCAAAATAGATTTAACGACATCAGTTGTAGGTGGAACGGGTGGTGTTGCACCCGGATTAGCTGTTGGCACTGTTAGTATAGTTGTTAGATCTGTAGATGTTAGATCAACCATTGAACTTTTAAATGTATTAGCCAAGGAAAAAACTCTCTGATTCTGATTCTTCTTTAATATCTTGCTGATAGTTGGTATTTAATAAAAATATTATTTGATCAAGTAATCTAATCATTTGATCAAACTGACTAGCGTCATATTCTGGTGTCGCATTTGGTAATCTAGTTATTGTAATTTTTGCCATTATCTTCTACCGTCTGGTCTTATCTCTAATTTTTGTGAACCAAGTCTCCAAGGTGTATCATTTACAGTATTAGTTGTATATCGTATTTTTACAGCTCTGCCTCTACCTCTTACACTTATTTTTTCTGTTGTGCTAGTAATTGATCCACTAGTCTGTACATTTGATGTTGATTGAGGATATTGTTCAAGTGTCAATCTAGCTGTCATGGTGTTTGTAAGATTATCAAAATCAGGAACTAATTTACTTACCGACATGAGCTGATCACCATCTGCTATCTCTACAGAACCAGTTTCTAAAAAAGCAGTGATAGCTGTGCCATCAGCTTGATTATTACCAGATTCGTGTTCAAATATTGAAGAAGCACCAGCAGTTAAACCTAGTATACTTGTAGCGTTTGCTGTTGCCGACGCATTATATTCTGTTGCTATTGGTTTTTCATAAACATAAGCACCTAACCAAGTAGTTCTTGCAAGATTTATTGTATACCAAGTGCCTTCCAAATAGTTGTAAGCAACACCTCTATCTATCTGTGTAGCATTAGCTGAAGGATAATACCAAATTATTTCATTAAAAGCTGTATTTAAACCAACTGCAATATCGTTTTTGTTTGTGTAACTTAAATCATCAAAAACATAATCTTGCACTGAGCACGGCATTTTTTTAACAACACCGTCGAATAAGTAAAAGGCATTATCTGACATCCAATAAGCTACACCATTTACTTCTATTGCTGCGTGTTGTGCTATTAAACCAGCATTAGCTCCAAGTTGTCTAAGACCAAAAGTAAAAGGTGTGCCGACAAACTGTATGCCGTGTAAAGATGTATCAGTCCAAACTAATATTTGACCTGTTGATTTTACAGCACCAACTATTCTAGAACCGTCTGTAATTCTTAAAGAACCTGCTTCGTTCGTAGCTACTGGTGTATAATCCGTTGCATCTTCTCTATCTGAAAATCTAAATAATAAATCATCTTGTGTGGCTGTATCTCCAATAGTAGTCTCTGTTCCAAAAATTAATAAATGTCTTGTATCTGTTGAAACAATACTAAATCTAGAAGCAGTGGGAGCGTTTGACAAAGCTGTGGCTCTTGCAGCTAAGCCTCCAGATGTATCCCATATAAATGTGCCACCATCTAATACAGTTGCTATTAAGTCTTCACCAAAATTATCTAGTGACCAATTTCTACCATCGACAACGACATTAGATGAAGATCTAGGTGTATCCCATGTGCTAGCACCCCATGTTTCAGTTCCCCATCCATAACCATATGTTGAAGATGCAGGTCCAGGATTTATTTGATAAGTAGCAGTAACAGACCCACCTCCGCCTGAAGTTGAGCCTGTTGCATTTGTGCCAGCATTTATTGTAAAACTATTTCCATCTGGCACAGTCAATATTTCAAATTCATTATTAAAATCTATACCATCAACTACATTTGATGAAGAGCCGTCGTCAAACGTAACAAAAGCACCGACTTCAGCATTGTGTCCAGTATCTGCAACAGTGACAGTAGATTGTCCACTTTGAGTAGTAAAAGGGTTTGTAAGTGCTTGCGTTTCTCTTAGTGGAGTAATGTCATAAACTTTACCCTCAGAATAAATGTAAAGTTTTCTATCTGTGCCCAAAGCCAAGTATCTTGTGCCATCTAAGCCTATCCAAGAATGTGTGTCTCTAACAGCACCAACCACCGTTACGTTTGGATTAGGCAAATTTTGCCAACCTCCCCATCTTTCTGGTTTTCCGTAGTGAAATCTTACAAAATCAGAATCAACGTATTTTCTTTCGTCTCCAGCTGAGTAAGCTGTGTCCTGTTTGTCAACACCAGGTTTAAACTTTAGATCTACTAATTGCATGCTTTAGTAATAAATTACTTATCGTTTTGAGGCAAGAATTGAGTTCCTACATTGCCTTTAAAAGCATAGTTTCCGTAGTGAGTCATGCCAGATAATATGTCTGCGTATATCTTACCACCCATATTTTGCCATAAACGACAAAAAGCGTAGTCTTCTGACAAATATCTACCTGCCTCTATCATGGTATCAAAAAAAGCGTAGTTCCAATCAGACGTCTCATGATAACTAAATTCTTTATCGTGAGATTGATTTATGTGTTGATCAGGAGTAAATTTTAAATCTGGATACACACCTGCCATTCTCTCAAATACGTTTCTTTTTATCATCATGAATCCAGTTGCACCGTCCAAAACTTCAATAAAACCATCTTTTACTTCTATTTTATTAGGATTTTTCACGTTTAGATTATATTGTAGGGAGGCGGCGGCTAATTCATTTTCTGAAATTTGTGGCTTATCTTTTATTCTTTTTTTTACTTTAATCCAATCTATTGTTTTTCTAGGATAAACACCGCATACTACATCTTTGTCAAAGTCTAACATTCTAAAAATTGTATTTGGATCAAAAGCTATATCTGCATCTATAAACATTAAATGTGTGTAATCACCATCCATAAATAATTGCACCAAGGTATTTCTAGCTCTAGTTATTAAAGATTCATTACCTATTGTCCCAAACTGTAATTCAATTTTTTTAATGGATGCTAATGAAACTAACTGCATACAGCTTTTAAAATAATCAGCAGTTATCATTCCACCATAACAAGGTGTTCCTATAAATATTTTATTGTGTTGCATATTCTACCTTTAGATACTCTATCTTTCTTACCCATCCACGTGGTATCGCTATGGCACCACCACCATGATTATCGTCTTTGTCTGTACACCAAGATCGCATAACTACAATTTTGTCGTCATTATTCACAACCATGTATCCTACTTCTTGGCACACGGCCAAAGGCGCTTCAATAATTTCTTTTATTGGTAGCCAACCTGTTTCTGTGTCCCTAGCATCAAGCCAAGTGATTCGAACCATTGGTATTTTATTTATGTTCACTATTCGTTTATTGGCTGTTTTCTTTTTAAATGTAAATTAAAAGACACCGATCTTCTCTCTTCGTTTTGCGTTCTAAATGGATAGACACCATGTGACAGCCAAGAAGGAAATAGAAAAATTGCTCCTACTTCTGGAGTTGCTTGATATTTGTGTCCACTAAAATGTCCAGCTTGACCACAATGCCAAACTATGTCTCCTACACAAGGATAATGGTCCTCTCTTTCATATTCTTCTTTTAAGCTAGGTGGCACACGTAAATAAATCACACCTGATAATTCACCTTGGTGTATGTGAAACGGATTAAAATCTCCTGCCCATTGGCTCACGGCCCACATGGATTCAATAACCATCTTATCTATTTTTTCTGGTGCCAGTGTTTCACTAGCAGGTGGTATAGATAAATAAGATTTTACCATCTCACCTATTAAAAAAACTATTGGTTGACCGTCACCGTCTAT